GAGCGCACCCTCGGAGAACGCGCCGCCGACGCTATGAGGCACGGCATGGGGAGTTGGCCCTTCGTCTTCGGCTTCGTCTGCCTGATGGCGACGTGGATGGTCTACAACGTCGAGACGGGCCACCCGTTTGACCCCTACCCCTTCATCTTGCTCAACCTCGCCCTCTCCACCCTGGCAGGTTTGCAGGGAGCCATCTTGCTCATCGCCGCCAAGCGAGCCGACCGCATCTCGTCGGAGTTGGCGAAGTACCACCTCGAAGTCAGCGAAGCCACGCGCCAGATGCTCGCCGAGCACCGCGTCATGCTCGAAGAACTGCGAAAGGCGAACTAGTGCACACCTGGCTCCTTGTTCTGCTCTACTCGGGCATCGGATCCGTGTGCATGATTCTTCGCGACGTGCTCAACACCGTGCTCACCAAAGCCATCTCGCAGGGCCGGCACAAACTTGCCGGCAACATGGACGGGTTCTCGGACATCGTGAACATCGTCCTCGCCTCCTTCTCGGGTGTCCAGTTAATCCACCTCGGTTGGCGTGGCTGGCTGGGCATCCTCCCCATCGGGCTGGTCGGGAAACTGACCACCGAACACGCGACGAAGTGGTCGCAGGAAAACCTCTAACCCCCTAAGCAAAGGAAACCCATGTCAGTAAGCATCTCCAACCTCGTCGCCCCAAGCATTACGCCCTCGACAACGTGGCTGGTCGGCCCCATCGCCTCAGGCTTCAAAACTGGCGAGACGTTCGAGGTCTACAGCCTCAAGGGTCTCTACCAGGTAGACGCAACCGGCGCGATGACTACCATCCCCCTCGGCGCCTCGGGCCCGTTCGTGCTCAAGATTGACAACGAGCAAATTCTCTGCTCGGCGGCGAACTACGACACCAACCACGTCACGGTCTACTCGTCCTCACTCGGCAACGGTCGCGGCTACGCCTCCACCACCATTGCAGCCCACACCCCAGGCGGCTCGACCACCGGACAGGTGCAGCTCGTCTCGACCTCGGTTCAGGGCGGCGTACCTTCAGCCGGTGGCACGGTCACGCTGACCTCGGGCACGGCAGTCCAGAACACCGCCTCGACCTGGGCGACCTACTACGTCGTTATTACTGGTGGCACGGCTGGCACAGTGACGGTCGCGCTCGGATCTACGTCGGCAGCCTCCACGGTCATCTTCCCCGCCGTTGCCAATAACGCCGTGGTCTATTCGCAGGTAATCCCCGTCCGTGTTCCGTCCATGTGGTACCTGAAAGTCACCACCTCAGTCGCCACCATCAACTCTTCGACGGTCATCATCAACGACAGCCTCTAAGGAACCTAGATGTCCTACCCCTCATCCACCACCATCCGCTCCTACGCCGGTAGCGCTCAGCCGACCTACCTCGCCTCGACGCTCGCTGCTACCTACACGACGGGCCAGACCTTTACGCTGGGCTCTGCCTCGACGTGGTACGAGCTGGACTTTACTGGTGTGCTCACGACGAACCCTCTGGGCACGTCTGGGCCGTTCGTGGTGGACGTGGACTTCGGCTCGGCGACTGAGGAGAAGATTCTCTGCTCGGCGCTGAACCCGTCCACGGGGGTAGTGACAGTCTGGACTGACGGAACGCTCAACGGGCGAGGCTACGACGGCACGACCGCCCAGGCACACTCGGCTGGCAACGGCACGAACTTCAACGTGTTCCCCGTGGCGACGGCGACCGAAAGCCTACAGTTCAACAAGCAAATCGCCTCAAACGCCTACCAAATCTCTGCCGAGGTCACACGAGCTGAGGGGGCTGAATCAACGCTCAGCACCGCCATCTCTGCCGAGACCACACGCGCGGAGGCCGCCGAAGCAACCAAGTTGCCTCTCGCTGGTGGCACGATGTCGGGCGCTATCGCTATGGGTGGCAACGCCATCACTGGCGGCGGCGAAATCGTAGGCACAGACCACAAAGCCACGGGCCTCACGGGTGCAACGGCTGGCGCTCGCTTCGTCGGCGCAACCACTAACGGCGCACCGACCTCCGGCACGTTCGTCACGGGCGACTTCATCGTTGACCAGTACGGCAAGTTCTGGGTCTGCACGGCAAGCGGTACGCCTGGCTCATGGGCTTCGGCTGGCAACGGCACGGTCGGCACGACCGGCGCAGTCACGGCGGCAGGCTCCACGCAGACCTCTGCAGGCGCTCTGGCGTACAACTACAACATCGTCTCGGGCGCTACGGCTACGACCAACGGCGGCGCAGGCACTGGCGTTGAGTTGCCTTACATCTCCGCAACGGGTCAGGCGGTCTGGGTAGACAACACCGACAGCACTCACTGGCTGAAATTGTACCCCAGCACCGGACAAAGCATCGACGAGGCTGGCGCGAACAACCCCGTCTGGATTGCACCGAAGGCGTACTGGCTCGGCATCGTCGAGACCACCGGATCGTCGGGCAACTGGGCCTCGGCTGTTCCCTCGTTTAACACGGACGGGAACGGTCGCCTCTCCGTGACTTACTCCAACGGGCAAATCACGTTCGGGCTGTCCAGCGTGACTGGCTCGGGCTCGACAGTTGTTCTTCAGGCCAGCCCCAGCATCGGCACTCCCAGCCTTGACCGCCCGACCATCGGCCTCGTCTCTGGCTCGACTCCGGGGTATCTCCAATACCAAGCGAACACGATGGGGACCTACGTTCAACTTCAGCCGACGACGGCAGGCTCGGCATCGACCACATACGTCCTCAATATCCCTTCGGGGCAGAACGACACCTTCACTCTCAACGCCGCGACCCAGACGCTCACGAATAAGACGCTCACCAGCCCGACCATCTCAGCAATTCTTAACGGCGGCGGGACCCTTCAGTTGCCAACGTCGAACGACACCCTTGTCGGTCAAGCAACCTCGGACACCCTGACGAACAAAACCATCAACGGGTCGAACAACACCATCACCAACATCTCGCTCTCGACGGGTGTGACCGGTTCTTTACCAGTTGCCAACCTCGCTGCTGGGTCGGTCGGGCAATACATACAAACCGGTCCGAGCGGTGTTGGCTGGGCCTACGGTCCCGTAGCGGCGACTACAACAACCTCGGGCCTTATCCAATTGGCGGGCGACCTCAGCGGCACATCGACTAGCCCGACCGTCGTATCTGTGGCTCACGTCACGACGGGAACACTGCCAGTAGCGAACGGTGGCACGAACCTCACCGCCGTCGGCTCTAACGGCACGGTGCTGACCTCGAACGGCTCGGCGCTCTCCTACGTCACCCCAGTCGCCATGACCCCGCCAGCGTTGAATGGACTGAAGGCGTGGACGTATGACGCGGGCACGAACACGGTGGCGACGGGTGGTCTAACGCTGACGACCGGCGTGGTCTATTTCATGGCGGTCTACCTTCAGGCAGGCGTGACGTACTCCAACGTCTACGTCATCACCGCCACGGGTGTCGGTAGCAGTTACGTCACGGTCGGCCTCTACAGCGCCACGACGCAGTTGGCTGTCACGGGTAACATCGCCACGACCACGACCAACACGCAGGCTTCCGGCAGTTTCGGCACCGCCTACACCCCGACCACCTCGGGTGTCTACTGGCTCGGCATAATTACAAACTCGGCGGCGGCGAGTCACCTGTTCGCCTTTAACCAGGCGACGGCGGCAGCCATCAACGTCGGCCCCAACACAGTCGCGGCGAACACCCTCAACCAGCGTTGCAGTACGTTGACCGTAGCCTCGCTTCCCACGACCATCTCGGGAACCCCAGCAGTTAGCGGCTCGCCCATCTGGGTCGGTCTGGCATGACCTCACGCAAGAATTACACGCGCCCCTATTTCGGCGCAGGCTTCATCGGCTGGTTTCTCGGCAAGGTCGGTTTCAAGGCTTCCCCTGGCACAGTTGAGGGCACGTTCTACGGCGCTAGCGTTGCTAGCACATTTGCCAGCGCAACCGTCGAGGGCACGTTCTACGGATCTACGGTGCGCGGCACGTTCTACGCCGGCAACGTCGAGGGCATGTTCACTTCCGCTACTACGAAAGGCACGTTTTACGCATGAGCTCCTACACCTTTTTCGAGGGCGCTGTAATCAGGGCCACCACCACCGATTACCCCTTCACCAGCATCTCGGGCACGAAAGTCAACCCCGACATCGTGACGCTTCAAGTCTCGGTGCAAGGGCAGACCTCCACGACTTACACCTGGACGAACGGCTCGGGCGACCCCTCGGGCACCATCGTCAACGACAGCGCCGGAGTGTTCCACGCCGACCTCGCTACCACGGGTCTCGCTGGTGTCTGGTCGGTCATCTGGTCGGGTCAGCCCTCTAGCGGTACGGACACGACGCACACCTCTGCGGTCTGGCAGGGAGAGGTCACGGTTTCGCCAGTTGGTTTCTGATACACTCAGGGCTGTGCATAACCTGAGGAGGAACTGTGGCAGTTGACCTATCGGAGTTTTACGAGAAGCCCACGCAGAAATGTGTGGTCGGGAGATTCATCGACGAACTCCCCGAGGATGACCGCGAGACGATTTTAGCGGCTATCGAGATGCCCGACATCACCGCGTCAAGCATCCACCGCGCCTGTGAGCGCCGAGGGGCGCAGTTCCGCGTGAACTCCACGCGCCTGCACTGCCGAGGGGAGTGTGTATGTGCGCGGATCTAAGCGAGTTTGAGTTTCGCCAAGAGAAGACCGTCAAGTCCTCCGTCGAGGTCGGGCCCGACGGCGGCGAGTTCCAGACCGGCGAACTCTACGCCCCCATCGAACTCTCGGTGGACTGGGATTCAATCCTTGAGGGCTTCGGGCTTGACCCTGCCGTGTTCTACGTTGTCGATGACACGGTGCGGATGTCCAAGTGGCAGCAGTCCAAGCGCACGGAATCAGGCGACCGAGACGTGGTCTGGCTCTACTCCTACAGGGCGAGGTTCGCCCGACGAACGCCCCAGGCGACTGAGGCCGACGTTGACGCACTTCGCGCCAAGATAGACAAGTGGCGACCGAAGGCAACCAAGCCCACCAGCGACGCTGAGCCCTGCACGTTCCTCATAAACTGGGCCGACTGGCAGATAGCCAAGTCGGAGAACGGTGGAGTGGCGGCGACCGTCGAGCGTGTCCAGCAATCGTTCGAGGACTGCCTCGCTCGCATCAAGGAACTGCGCAAGGCCGGCAGGAACATCGAGAAAGTCGCCATCTTTAACTGCGGCGACCCTATCGAAAATTGCTCCGGCAACTATGCGAGCCAGACCTTCACCGTCGAGCTCACGCTCAGGGCGCAACTAAACCTCGTCCTTGACCTGTGGACGCAGGGAGTGGCGGCGCTCGACCCCGACATATTCGCCTCAGTGCTCTGCAATCACGGCGAGTGGACGCGCAACGGTGGCTCAAAGGCGGTCACGTCTGACAGCGACAACGCTGGCGGCTACCTGGCTGACACCTTGCAACGAGTGTTCGGCAACGCCGGCCCGAGTGAGTGGCACATCGCCCACGACGAGATGGTGCAGATGGTCACGCTCTCCGGTGTTCCGGTGGCGATTACGCACGGTCACAAGATAAGCGGCAAGGAGCACGAGTGGCTCCGAGGGCAGTCTCAGCGCCTGCAGTACGAGACCGGCGTGATGCCTCGGCTCTGGGTGACGGCGCACCGCCACCACCTAGCGGTCGATGACTTCGGGCCGTTCTTCCGCTTCCAGTGCCCCAGTCTCGACGGCGGATCTAAGTGGTTCTCCGACATGACCGGCAAGTGGTCTACCCCTGGCACTCTCACCATGCTGGTCGGCAACCACGACCAAAAGGGCTGGTCAGACCTCGCAGTCCTATAGACGGACAAACACACGGGGGCGAGGTGTACCATAGACACCTATGGCTAACCTCATCTACCAATGCGACAAGTGCTCGAAGATGATTCTTCTGAGCTCGGGGGCGCTAGCAAACATCCCCTTCAACCGACTGCCGAACCTCGTCCTAGAGGCCGACAGTCACAAGTGCATAAAGAAAGCAGCAGCATGAGCAATTACTACAAGAACATCATCCGCACCTTCGTTCCGGTGTTGGTCGGATCCGTCATCGCCTACCTCACCAAGTTGGAGAAGCACGTTCCGGCTGGCGAGTTGGCTATCCTCCTGCCCGTCATCTCGACGGTCTACTACGGCATCGTCCGTCAGCTCGAAGTCAAGTACCCCAAACTGTCGTGGCTCCTCGGCGCTCTGCCGGTGAAGGCCGCAGGCAAGACCCCGACCGAGACCCCAGCCAAGTGAGCCCGATTCCCCAGCCAGGCGACATTGGCTTCGCCCACTCGAACGGAATCATGGGTAAGGCCATCCGCTTCGGCGAGCGCCTGCGCTGGGGAGTGAAGCCCTCTCACTGGAACCACGCTTTCATCGTAGACACGGTGGAGCACGACGGCGATGAGTGGGTAGTCACCATCATCCAAGCCGAGCCCTCTGGCGTGACGCAGGGCAAGCGCATCGAGACCGTGGGCGACTACATCCTCGTCGAGCCTTTGCCGACCCACAGCCGCTCCGACATCCTTGCCTTCGCCCGTGCGCAGGTCGGTAGTCACTACGGCTGGGGGAGCATCGTGTCAAACGTCCTGGACATCCTCACGCCTAACTGGTTCCCGTCGTTTCGCTCGCAGGATTCATGGATATGCTCAGCTCTGGTCGCCGAGGCTCTGCGCTACGGCGGCTGGCTCCAGGACTGGGGCGACATTTACATCGTGACCCCAGCGCAGTTATTCTCGGCGTACACAGTTACACCCTAAAATGGTGGTGCGGTCTCGTACCGTTCCTTCCTCAGGACAAAGAATCCCCTCGGCTTTGATGCACTCAAACCGCCGAGGGGATTTCTTTTTTTAATACTTGCATTGTCCTACGCTAGGACAGTAAGGTCTAAGCATGAACCTAAGGAGGAAGCATGGCAACAGCCAAAGGGCTAGTCGTAAGTTCGTGGAACGGGCTAGAGCGTGGAGACCCCGTGAAGGTGGCTTTCCAACGTGGCTCGTTCACCTTTTACTCAGCCCGTTTGAGTGAAGACGGCGAGTGCCAGTGGGTGACGTGCATCGGTGGAACGTGGCAACACTCCAAGTACCGGCACTTCATCCCTAGCCTCGTAACCCCCATCAAGAAGAAAGAGAACGCATGAGCATCCGAGACACACTTACACAGTACGGCTTCAGGGTCGTAGACACCGACGAAGATGCAGAGGTCTGGTGCATCGAGGGCAACGACTACAACGCCTACGTCCAACTCGCAGTCGGCGACGGCGTGATTCAGGCGGTCAAGATGCCCCTGGACAGCGAAGTCAAGACAACCGTGGTGCACTTCAACTCCGTCTGCGACGAGCTCACGGATCTGCTGGGGAAGTGGTCTAATGTCACACCTATCGGTTCTAATTGAGGAGCGATTGGGCGAACCTGTAGTAGCCTTCATCGCAGCAGAAAAGTCGCGAGGACTGTCCTATCGAGAGATAGCGCAAAGCCTCACGAACGAGACCGGCGTATCGGTCTCAAAATCATCGGTTCACTTGTGGGCCACTAACCCTGAGGAGGGAAAATGAAGTTGGTATTAGAACTCGACGCTAAGCAGTACGCGCTGCTTATCACGTCGCTATCGCAGGCCAAGACTGCCTGCAAGCAGCTCGACTGGGCTGACCGTGTTGAGAGCATTGACGAACTGACCGACTATGTTCGCGACAACGTGGACTTCAAGTTCGAGGCGGTGGCGTAATGGCTAAGGACTTCAAGGGCCCACTGGACTACATCGACGTAGCCACGCGCATCGTCGAGTTCCGCGAGAAGTTCCCGAACGGATCGCTTCAGCAGGTGGACATCAAGTTCATCGACTTTGCCAACAAGTCGTGGGTGGTCTACACGGCTGCGGCGTACCGCACTCCCGACGATGAGCGTCCAGGCATCGGCACGGCGTGGGAGCCCGTACCTGGGCCGACCCCGTACACCCGAGACAGCGAAGTCCAGAACGCTGAGACCGCCGCATGGGGTCGAGCGATGGTCGCAGCCCTCGCCGTCGACACGAAGAAGGGCATCGCATCCAGCGAGGAAGTGCGCAACCGCCAGCAGGTCGCTGAGCGTCCGGCGGCAAACCCCCTTAGCGACAGCCAGAAGAAGGTGCGCGAGTTGCTTCTCAAGAGCCACCCCGACACCGCCGACCGTAAGTTCTACCTCGAAGCGAAGGCTGGGCGGTCACTCGCTGGGCTGTACGAGCTCACCGAGGAAGAGTGCAGTGCAATTATCAACGAACTCAACAAAGAGGAGACAAACTAATGGCTGATGCCACCATCACACTCGTCGGGAACATCACCCGAGACCCAGAGATCCGCTTCCTTGATTCAGGAACGGCGGCGGCGAAGTTCAGCATCGCAGTAACGCGCAAGTGGAAGGACAAGCGAGGCGAGCCCCAGGAGCAGACCTCGTTCTTCGACTGCTCGGCGCTGGGCACGATTGCCGAGAACATCCAGAACAGTCTCCGCAAGGGCGACCGCGCCATCGTCACGGGAACGCTCGAACAGCGCTCCTACGATGACAAGGACGGCAACAAGCGCAGTGTGACCGAGGTGAAGGTCGAAGCGTGTGGCCCCGACCTGCGCTGGGCGACGGCGCAGACCAACCGCTCCACCCCTGCCAACTCCTACGCCGTCAAGAGCACCGCAGAGGAGGCGTGGTAATGGCGACCACCTCGGAAGGCGTGAAGGCGATTCTCGCAGGGCTCATTGAGAACTACGGCGACATTGAACTCACCCCAGCAGACGCAGAGACGGTCTACGGAGGCACGAAGGGCGGCAAGGTCAAAGACCTGAGCCAGCACAACCTGCTGCAGTACGCCCTGCTCCACGCCCACCTACAGATTCAGGGCCTCATCGCCCAAATCGAAGCCAGCCAGCGCCCGAACCGTGCTCAGCGTCGAGCTGCGGAGAAGAAGGGCCTGCTGCTCCCCTAAGTCGTGTCCCCCACGAAACAAGGAAGCCCCACGGGTGTTCTTCCACACCTGGCAACCTGCGAGACCGGCTCCTTCGGGGGCCGGTTTCTCGTTTCTAAAAATCCTTGCGCAACGTGGATCCGAGCGAGTAGGGTGAAGCCGTGCACGTTGCACAGTTCTGAGGAGGACAAAATGACTAAATTACCCATCGACCGTAAGGGCGGCATCGCTCTCACCTACGTCACCGGCATCGTGACCGGCTGGCTGACCGAGGCGGCGAAGACCCACGGCTTCACGACCACCGCCAACCCTCTCTGGTGCATCGGCGCTGGATGCCTCGCCGCCGTCGCTATGGCAACCCTGCTCGCATGGATTACGGAGTGAACGCCTGCTACGGCGTGGACGTTCGCATCTTCTACTCCACGCAGTCCAAGTTCCGCCGTCGAGCCCTAGCACTGTGCAAGAACTGCACGTTGCAAACCGCCTGCCTAGAGCGAGGCCTCAAGCACGAGGAGTTTGGCATCTGGGGAGGCACTACGCCCGAGCAGAGGGTCGAGATACGCAAAGAGCGAGGCATCACCGTCGAGCGCCCCGAGGTCATCGTGCAGGAACCTCACCGAGGCTGTGGCACGAACAAGGGCTACGTCTGGCTTCACCGTCGACGCAAGATAGACCCGACCATCCCAGCCTGCAAGAAGTGCCTGCTGGCGCACTACGACTACAACTTCAAGCGCGAACGGACGATGGCCTCATGAAGGTTCACAAGTTCCCCAACCCTCTCTGCCGAGGCAAGACGCAGGTGTTCTACCCACCAGAAGGCACGGAGAAGGGCATCAGGATGCTCCTAGAGGCGCAGGCGAAGTTACTGTGCCAGGAGTGCCCCTACCAAGAGCCCTGCCTTCAGATGGGCCTAGAGAACGAGGTCTATGGCATCTGGGGCGGAGCGACGGCCTCTGAACTTCGACAGATCCGCAAGGAGCGCCACATCACCATCGCCCGAGAGCGTCGAGATGTCGAGGAGCGCATCAGGCACCCGTACTGCGGAAGCGAGCAGGGCTACCTCTACAGCCTAGAGATGGAGTTCTATTGCGAGGACTGCGAGCGAGCCCACGCCACCTACGAGCGGCGCGTGGCGAAGCTCATCTCCTACGACCCCGAGGGCTTTCACCCGAGTTGCGGCACGGACTACGGCTACCAGTTGCTTGCACGTCAGGCAGCGCTCCTGGGCGGATCTAAGGCCGGTCACAAGGTTCGTTGTGTAGCCTGTCGCAAAGCGCACTCGGACGCATGGAACGCGGCCCGTGAGCGCCGCCGGAAGGGGGAGAAGTAGTGGTATCATTAAAAGAGCGAGAGGCGCAGGGTAGTCACCCCCTACGCCCCTCTCGAGCAACACCTAGCGGACAGGAGTCACTCGTGCAAGCGAGTCTATCAAAACGAAATCACCGCTTTGCGGTCATCCCTGAGTGGATTCTTTACCACCCTGAACTGAGCACAACCGCCGTTCGGATATTCGGAGTTATCGACCGATTTGTCGGAGCGAACGAAGCGGCGTGGCCCTCACACAAGACCATCGGCAAGACAGTTGGCGTGTCTGCGGACACCGTGAAGCGAGCCATCAACGAGCTCATTAGGGTCGGCGCAGTCCTAGCAATTCGCCAAAAAAGGCAGGACGGTTCCTACACTTCTTCGGAATACTACATCTGGCCTAAGAGCGCTGAGATGGGTGCAACCGTGCACTATGGTCAGGGCAATTATGCACTAAGGGATAGTGCAGATTTGCACTATGGTCAGGGCAAAAATGCACTAACAAGAAGGAGTATCAATGAAGGAGAGACAACTAAGGAACAACAGTTAACTTCTGCGTCGCCGTTGGCGAGCGCGGAGGTGCTCGGTCTCATCGACCTGTTCCAGTCTCGTCTCAACGACAACGGCCTTCCTAACTTCAAGGTGACGAAGGCCCAAGTCAACGGTTTCCAGGCGATGCTGCGAAGCAACGACCTCGAGGAACTGACCGACATCCTCGAGTGGGCGATGCAAGATTCGTTCTGGCTCGCTGTGATTCTCACGCCGCTCACTTTCAAGAAGCACTATCCCACCCTGAAATCACGATTCAAGAACGACAAACTAACCAAACTTCGCGATTGGGCGAAGAACGCTGAGGAGGACTACCAATGGTAATGACACCAGAACAAACGCTCAAGGTCGTAGGGCACTTGATGGGATCTAACAACCGAGTGCCGCAAGACGCAATCGTGAACGCGTGGCACGACACGCTGAAGAACCTCGACTACGACCTCGTTGTCTCAGCAGCTCGTAAGTGCAAGGCAACGATGACGGAACTCCCGAACTCGGCTCAGTTCCTGGCAGTCTGCGCCGAAATCCTTACCGGCCCTATGCCGGACGAGAACGAAGCACTCCGAGAGGTGCAACAGGGCATCAACTCATGGGGCCGAGACAACGAGCCGAAGTGGACGCACCCTGCCATCGCTAAAGCCATCGAAGGAATCGGCTGGCGAAACCTGTGCAACAAGGACGCCGACTTCTGGGCCATCGAGTTCCGTAAGGCTTACAAAATCTCCGAGGGCCGTTACGTTCGGGAAATCCAGCAGACGATGCTTGAGGGAGTGAACGCCGCCGTCGCTCTCGACACCGAAAGGAAGCAGGCTCTCGAGAAGGCAAAGGCCGGAACGCCGGAGCTCGAGGCCGGCGAAGCCCCAGACCTTGAGGAGGTCAAGCGCAAGAACCGTGAAATCTTCCGGCTCGGGCTAGGCGATGCCTTCGACCCTGACAAAGGAGACGATGATGGGGAGGCAGGAGTTCCGGCGCTGGTGTAGTCTCAAGACGTGAAGATTCCCTCGGCAGACAACCCCCAGGAGCCAGACAACTTCCTTCTGCTCATGTCGTACTGCTTCGAGCATGGCATCTCCATCAACGCAAACCCGATGGGCCAGCGCCTCGCCATCATGGGAACCGACAGCCCCGAGACGATTGGCTGGATAGTCGCCCACTACGAGCAAGCGGCGCACTGGCTCCCTGGCATCTGCGACGGCTGCGAGCGCTGGTGTCTTACTCGCACCGAGGCCTACTGGGGAGCGCATCCGCACTTCTGCAACAAGTGCCTCGCGTGGACTATCCGCTATTTCGAAGCAAACGGCAAGTGGCCTGAGGGCAACTGGTTCCCTGACGAGAAGTTTGAGCTCGACGAACCTGAATTACCGGACGAGGAGGGCAATGAAGAGATCTAAACTGAACCCCGTCTCAAAGAAACGCCAAGCCCTCAACGTGAAGCGCCGGATGTTCGTCCACCAGATTCTCGAACAGCGCCCCGAGTGCGAGGCTCGCATCGAGCGCATCTGCTCACACTACGCTTCTGACGTGCATGAGATACTGACCCGAGCCCGAGGTGGCTCCATCCTTGACGAGGAGAACGTCCTCGCCCTCTGTCGCAACTGCCACACGTTCATCACCGGACACCCAGCCTTTGCTCAAGAGCACGGCTTCACCGTCCACTCATGGGCAACGTCGGCAGACCTCATCGCAGCACAACGAGCAAGGGAGATGTATGGCTACCAGGGATAGACGGATTCACCTCGGCAAGTGGGGAATCTACGACCTCAGCATCGTGAGCAGTCAGCGCCACTCGCGCAAGGAGAAGAAGCGCATGAAGGCCCGAGCGAAAGAGGCCGGCATCGAGTTCATCATCGACCAGTGGCTCAGCCGCAACCAATTCCCCGAGGAGGGCACAGATGGCAACTGACCCCCTGTTCGGCAAAGCGGCGTGGAAGAACTCGATGCTTGAGAAGGACTTTCACGAACAGGTCGCTCACCTCATGCGGCTTGAGGGCTGGTCGGTCTACTCCGTGCCGGACAGTCGACGTGTCTCGCTCGCTGGCTACCCCGACATCACTGCCTGGCGTGGCACTCGGCTCATCTTCGCCGAGCTCAAGCGTGAGAAGGGTCGCACCTCGCCGGCCCAGGACGAAGTGCTCGCGGATCTACAGCAGATACCCTGCGCCGAGGTCTACATCTGGAAGCCCAGCGACTTCGATAGAATCGTCGAACTAGTACGGAGGACGAAGTGATACTGGTCTTTATTATTCTTGCCGTCGGGCTTGCCCTCTACCTCTGGGGAGACAAATGAAGAACGCCGACCGCCTCATCCGTGACCGCCGCATCATCGAGAAGTCTCTAAGCCGACTGACCGACGGCGTGATGCTTGACCTCTGCCGACGAGCTGGCACGAGGGCCGAGAAGGACGCTACCCCTTCCGGCCCCAGGGCGAGGGGAACGCACTCCGACCCGACCCTCTCGGCAGTCGTTCGCAAGATGAGCGAGGCCGACATTGCCGACCCCATCTTCGATTCCGTGCGCGACATCTCACGCCTGCTTGACGAGATGGCTCGCATGGCGCTGAAGGTCGATGACCTCGTGCGCTTCGTGCAGACCGGCAAGGAGCGAGCGAAGAAGGCCGAACTCTCTGAGTGCAAGACCTGTGGGCGCATCGTGGAGAACACGCCAGCCGACCGGATCCGCTCAGGGATGTGCACCGCCTGCTACCACGCCACTCGACGGGCAAAAGCCCAGTAATTGCAAGGCGCAAAAAACTTTAAAAAAATGCTTGACTTGTCCTACGCTCGGACAGTACGCTCTAGGTATCGGCAAAGCGCCGAAGTTCTGAGGAGGACACATGGAAGCAACTTGGTACAAGCGCAACGGACACATCTACCTGCAGCCGGAACGGGTTGGGGTATCGCTCCAGGAGGCGCAGGCAGTCATCGCAAAGTTCCGCACGGCAACCGCCGAGATTCGTGAAGACGGCAACGTCTACGTCATGAGCGCCGACAAGGAAGCCATGAAGGTCAAGATGGCCCTCGCAGGTGAGAACATCGGCTTTACCGAGAGCATTTCCTTCACCGGCATCCGCATCAACAGCCGAACGCTCGACGTGAGCCAAGAGCAGAAGGACTTTGACCTCGCCGACCTGAAGAAGGCAGGTGCATGATGAGCAAGCCCACGACCAAGCCCATCGCCTACGGTCTGTTCACCCACGGTGTCTGGCAAATCTTCTGCCCCGAGTGCTGGGCGAAACTGTTTGGCTGGTTCCGTGATGCCGACGCTGATCTCATTGACGGCAACGGCGACACCGTGACCTGCCTCGGCTGTGGCAAGGAGTGCAAGTGACACCGGAACAGCGCCAAGAACTACGAGAGAAGCACCGGCAGTACGGCTCCTACTGCTTCGCCTACGCCCTGGCTCTCGGTTGCTGGGCGTTCTTGTTCGGGGTCTGCACCTACGGTTTCTGGGCGCACTCGTGACAAACCGATACGAAAACAACACAAGTGACCGCTCGACCACAGAAGGCGCTAGTGAACGTTCAGCCACAATGACCCCCGAAGAACGTAAAGTCCTACGAGAGAAGCACACCTATCTTGGCGACTATTGCGGTTTCTGCACCAAAGACGGTGGCTACCCAGCCGATTACCCCTGCGACGTAATCAAGGTGCTGGATGCACTGAAAGAAGCAAACTTTCAGGCGGCGATAAATTACGAACGTGGATACGATGATGGTTTCAAGGGTTCTGTTGCCGACGCCGAATCGGATAATTGGGCAGGTGGAAACGATGACTAAAGAAGAACGCCAAGCCCTACGAGAGAAGCACCGTAGAGACGAGGACGGCCTTGAGCCCTACTGCATCAAGTGCGAGTGGCCCCATAGCGAAGTTCTGCTGGCCTCCCTCAGAGAAGGGGCTCAGGTAAAGTGCGGAGCCTCTGAAGATGGAATCCACAAATACAGCGAATGGTTCTGGCACTGCACGTTCTGCGGTGACATCGCCGGCGACCTCGTAATGTTCCCCTGCGACGTAATCAAGGTACTGGACGCTACCGAAGAACTAAAGCCTAACGACCTAAAAACTAAAGTTGAGTGCACCCACATCATCGGACTAATGACGTTGCCCGAAGGCTGGGATGTTATCGAACACGGCCAGACTGACTTTGCCTTCACCTACTGCCCCAAGTGCGGAGAGAAACTATTACCTAGTTGCGACCACAATGAAACAAAAACTATTGAAACTTCTTTTTACTACCTAAACTTGCCTCCTGTGGTGATGGACTGCCTCTATTGCGTGAAGTGCAAAATGAAATTATGACGCAAGTAAAATTTAAAACTTTACAAAGTGGATTTAGGGGATTCATCGGAGTTAATCACCGTAATGAAATACTAACGTCCACTCTGACGGGTGAAGCCCTAGATAGCCCGTCAGGCTCAAAAGGCGAAAAATGAATAAATTACAACGTGACACAATGCGGGCGGGCGAGGACGACCTTGAGTGGCTACAGGCAGCCGAATTTACCTTGAAAGGTGAACTATGACCCCCGACGAACGCCAAGCCCTACGAGAGAAGCACCGCAAGATTGCCTGGGATGGGGGAAGGTGCATGGCCTGTGGCGGGGCGATGGTTCACCCCTGCGACGTAATCAAGGTACTGGACGCAACGGAGGGCAAGTGAAGAAGCTCATCGCCGGAGCGCTGGCTGTGCTCATCGCATCCCCAGCACCGCACCACCACGTTGAGGCAAAAGTCCTGCCTGCCGTGCGCCCAGTAGTGCGCCACGTCGCTTCCCTCGTCTCGGCTCCCGTCATGAAGGCGTGGAACCGTGTCTACCTCTGCGAGACCCACAACTGGCGACAGCAGGGAACCTACGAGGGAGGGCTGGGCATCACGCTCTGGAACTGGCAGCACCACGGCGGCCTGCGCTTCGCTAAGGCTCCGTACCTGGCAACCGCCCAGCAACAGGTCTGGGTGGCGCTACGGATCCAACACGGCCTGCCGACCCCCGACCAGCAAGAAGCCTGCCGTGACTGGTAATCACCACAAGCGCGGCATCTGCCGGAACTGCGGCGAGGAAGTCTTCTTCGAGAACAACCCTGGGCGCAACATCGAGCCCTACTGGGTGCACGACCGGCACTGCATGACAACCTGCCTCGCCAAAACCATCGCCGAGCCTGAGCCCGAGAACCTACTCGACCTAGCGAGGACGCTGTGATTACCGTTGAGCGCATCCACGACGGCATCGCCAAGAGCCTGAACACCATCTCTGAGCTCGTCGCAACGATGGCAGAGGCCGGCGACAACGCAGCCCAGGCAGAGGCGAACTACAAGACCGAGTTCGCCAAGCAACGCCTCGCCTACCGAGCCCTCAACCAGAAGGCGACGGTCGGGCAGGTGGATGACCACGCAACCGAAGCCTGCGCGGATCTCTACCTCGCCTACCTCATCGCCCAGAACCGGCTCACCACAACCCGAGAAGCCCTCCGCGCCGCCCAGTCTCGCCTCGACGGACTGCGGAGCCTGCTGTCGAGCATCAAGGCCGCAACAAACTAGCGTCACACCATCGCAGTAATGTAGTATCCAAGCATCACCTAACCCTGAGGAGGGAACCATGAAAGTAATCACAAGGACTGATTCGCTCAGTCGAGAAGATTGGCTAGAGGAGCGCTCACGCGGAATCGGTGGATCCGATGCCGGCGCAATCCTCGGGCTCAACGCCTACAAGAGCGCCTGGCAACTCTGGGCCGAAAAGACGGGGCGCATCGAGGACACT